TTTATTTTCTTCTGCCAGTTCTTCTATAGTAGATAATCTTCTAAAACCTTGTATATCAACATCTCCCTGAACATAAGGAGCACTACTTGTAGATGTTGGATAGACGACTAAACTTGGATCATCAATATTAACTAACTCAACAAAGTCTCCTTTCTTCAGACTTGATCGATCTAACTCACTTTTTAGATTAACAACTGATCCATTAATACTCTCAACATCATATGATGCTGATGTATTATAAATCCAAGAGTTTGCAAAAACTTCTTTTGTAGTTTTTGTATCAGGATTTTTAATATTTTGTCCAATATTTTTAACTTTAATTATATCTCCTTCTGATACAATTACATTTTCTGAAAGTTGTCTAAAACCTGCTAAAATTCCAGTAATTCGAAATTCAACCTTTTTATCTTCATCTCCATCTTCAAAACCAAAATATATTTCATCAGAGTAAATGTTTGTTGTAGGAAGTATTGAAGAGGTAATTCCTGTGCAACCTAAAAACTGATTAATTGTTTTATCTGTATAGGATACAGTATTAATACCAGATATAATTTGACCAGTTGTGCTAAATCCAATTGTAGAGTCAACGCTTATTGTTGATGACCCAACTGATATAGTTTCTACAGTTTTAGTATTTGGAGTTATCTTAAAATTACCTTCAACTAATGAAGTTCCATCATATCCAATAAACAATGAAAACTTGAAATATCTTTTTCCATCTCTAAAAAATGGTTCAACTTCAGAAACTGATGCTTGTGTTTTTGGATCATTTAATTTTTCAATCTTTTTAATTGTTTGACCAACTAATCCTAAAGGATTTCCACTTAGAACCTCTACTATAACAACTTCTCTTCTTAAATATTCTGCAGCAGAGGGTTTGATTAATAATTCTTCTAAATTAACTACCTTTGGATCAACACCATATAATACTCTGAACAAAGTTTCGATTGCAGCATCTGTTCCTTTTGTCTCATAGAAAGATTTAATTTCTTTTAGAAAATTACCAACTTTTAAATTTTTATCAAAATTTAATTGCTCAAAACCAGGTGCAAATGTAGATTTGAATTTATTGTAAAACTCTTTTAAAAATAGCGTACTTAAGTTTTGTACATTTGAACCAGCAGTATGCACACCTGCGTTTGAAGTTGAAAATACTAACTCTTCTTGATTTAAATCTGTATGATAACTTGTGATACCACTAAATCCACGAGTTAGACCTGTAAATGTATTTGTAGTTAAACCTGTATAAGTTATGATTTCATTATCAATTTTGAGCAAACCATACTTATTTGGAAATCCTTTTGTGCTTGATACAGTCACTGTATCAAATTCTTGTGTTCCAATACCAACAGATAAAGAGGTTGTGTCGGTTACAACCTCTGGAGTTAGATTATCAAGATCAAGATACTGATCTAAATTTTCTGCAATATCAACTACACCACCTTGATACTCTTGAGAGATATAATATTGCTTTAAAAAATCAGCAGTCTTTGGTGCCTCATCCAAAATAAAGTTTGGAAGTTGAGATGAGACAATATCTTGAACTTTTACTCTTGCATCAATACCTGTTTGTATCATATTATTCTCTTATTAATTTACCGTTTGAATAACTTGATGTATACGTATCTCTGACAAATTGTGTACCAGATACTTCATCACCTGAGGTAATCGAATCTCTCAACATATTTATGGTGCTTTTTGAAACACTTAAACTCAAGTATAAGTCTCTCAATCCTACAACATCATTCGATTCTGGGAATGCTTGTATCTCAATAATATCATCATCTCTTTCAGTTCCTGTAATATTTACAGTTGTTAATTTGACTTCACCATGAATATAATCAACAACACCGGCAGATTTACTTACAACACGTATTTGTTGGTTATCAATTTCTTTTACAATTGCAAGTGTGCCAGTAACACCATCAGCATTTGGTGAATCAGTAAGATAAACCATTGAAGATTCCCCAGTTACAAAGAATCCTGTGGATTTAATATTTCGACCACTTGCTTCAACATGGAATCGATTACCAAAACATAATTCATACTGTGCAGACTGATTCTTTGCAACCTTCAGATCTCTTCGAATTCGAACCTTTGTAATATTACTTGTAATTGCAGTATCAGTATTGTCAATAACTTGAAGCGACTTACTATATTTAAATCTACCACCAAACTGATTGAAGTTAACAGATTTAGAATATTGAGTTAATGAATTGATCACTTTTGTCTTAAGTGTCTCTTCAGTTGAGATTTGTGAGAAATTGTAGTAAACTGAAACGTCAAGTTCAATATAAAGTATTTTCAAGTCTACAATTTTTTGATTGATTCCTGAAACTGTAAATTTTTTAAGTTGAGAAAGTATTCTTGATTTTGTAAAATCTGAAATGTAGGTTGAATTTTTCGGTTTAATACTAATCTGAACTGTTCCAAACTCAGGAGGATCTAATTCTTCACCACCTACGATTGATACAGTGTCTGTTTCTGGGAAAATATTTTTAATGATTGCTTCATAGTCTCTTGCTGTCACAGCACGATTCTGAGATGAGTATCTTTTTGGTGAATAATATTTAATTGAATCAACATCTTCAATACTAC